TAGAAGATAAAGCAGCATTTCTTAATAAAATAGAACGTGTCGGAGTTCAAGTTGATAGTTTTGATATTAAAGATAATAAATTAGATGATACGTTTGAGTTTACTGTTAGTGATCCAACCACAATTAAGACTATTAATACTATTTTAAATCAATCCCCAAAAATTAGTTCAGTTAAGGAGCATTTAAAAAATATGATTCGAGAAGAATTAAAAGCATTTAGAAATAAAGAGTAACCAAAAGTTACTCTTCTTCTTTGGAGGTATAAAAAATTTTACGTAACTTCCACCTACGTTTGGTTTGAATGGGTTGGTTGGAAAAAGCGTAAAGGGTAGCAAGAACAGCGGGAACGGAAAAACACATATATTTATATATAAACATATACTATGAGATACAAAAATAACGTATTAGACAAATTAACGCATTTGGGAACAATTGTAAGTAGAGTTGATATCCAAATAAATAGAGGCGGTACACAAAACGATGTGAATGAATCTATTGAACAATTAAAAGAACAAATCGAATCTATTCGTGAAATGGTTTCTATTGAGCCGGATGAATTTGAACAACAATTTGCACCTAGACAATAATTTATTATGATAATTGCTTTATGGGTGGTTATAATCCACTTAATTGAATTGGCTATTATTGGAGCTTTTTTACTTATTAGACGTAATAATGCTTTAGAAAGAGCATTTATTCAACAACAAGAATATATTGATGCTATTGGTATTATTGCTGCTGATGGGGAAAGTAGATTAAAAGAATTAGATTTACAAGGTGCTTTTCAAGCCGATGATGAAGTTGGAACGTTTTTCCAAAACTTAAGAGAAATTCAAACTTTAGTAAGTCAATTCAACACACGTAAAAACTAGTTTGGTTACGTTACTTCCCTTTCGTATACTGTTATTAAAACTAAGATAATAACATGGCATATCCATATGAAGAAGATTACGACTACGATATATTCGGAGACGATGATGAAACGATAGCGTTAACTAAACGCGGTAAACCTCGTAAGCGTAAACCAAAAGAACCAAGAATTTATTTTACTCAAGATACTGAGGATGCTATTGTAGAGTATCTTATTACTGTTGATACAGCTGAACGTAATCGCATTTATAATGATCGTATTAAATATGGTTTTTATAAATTAGCCGAAAATATTATTCATACATTTAAGTTTTACTATACCGATACTGATACTATTGAGGATTTAAAGCATGAAGTTATTACTTTCTTGCTTGAAAAATTGCACTTATATAAGGCTGAGAAGGGTAAAGCATTTAGTTATTTTGGTACTATTGCTAAACGTTATCTCATTGTTTATAATGAAAACAACTATAAGAAGTTACAAGAAAAAGCTGATGTAGAAGATATAGATGAGGATAAAACCCAACTATATGAATCAATGGATGCGATTGATGAAATGCACTCTCCAAACTTATTCATCAATCAGTATATAATGTATATTGATAAACATATCCACACCTTATTTCCAAAACAACATGATGCTCAGACAGCCGACGCTATTATTGAATTGTTTCGTAAGCGTGAAACGCTAGAAATATTTAATAAAAAGGCTTTATACATCTATATCCGCGAAATGACAGATGTATCCACCCCCCAGATTACTAAGATTATTAAAAAGTTAGACACATTACGTACTCGGCTATATAATGAGTATTATGATCACGGGTATATAAAGATTTAATTACTTATATTTATACGTAAACGCATTTTATGGCTAATTTTGACGATGTAACAATATTTGGTAACACATCTTTATCGGATCTGTTTAAACAAATACACAAGAATAATAAAGATATTGATAAACAAATTGGAGATTTTATAGATACTATAAAACCAATGGCAACAGCTAACGCGGGTTCCGCAACAATGTTGATGCCTACCGTTAAAGATTTGATTGATGTTAATGTAAAAAATAACGAACAATTAATTAAAATGGCAGCTATCGCACAACGTGCTGTATCTTCTAATAGTTCATCAGCTGATTCGTTAATTGATATGAGTGAAATTGAAGCTTTATTAGCTGAACAAAAAGATATTCAAGACGAAGGTAAAAAATTATTAGAGCAGGCTCCTAAAACGCAACAACTTCAATACGAAACTATTAAGTAATGTCTTTATCAATACGAACAGGATTAGGTCCCCAATCATTTGGTACAAGTAAAGGTTCAAATCCTTTTCCTATAGTACCAACCCCCTCTCTTAAAGTTGGTAAAGTAATGGGAGTAGTTACAACTAATAATACCCCAACAGTAAAACAATTTGATAGAGTAGGAAAATATGAAGGAACTGGAACTGTATTTTTTATTGATTATAATAATTCTAAAAATATAGATCCCAAAATTGAAGATTCATTATTCGATATTTGTGATATTGCTAAACCCCTATTCCCTCAATTTAATTATTATCCTCTATTAGGAGAGTTAATATACATAGTTGAACTACCATCCCCAGCAGCTCAAATCACTCCAGATTCTACAGAAAAATATTATATAAACTCTATTAATTTATGGAATGATTCTCAAGTCAATTCTCAAACTTCTAATAGTAAAACTCCTTTAGGTAAGACTTTTATAGAAAATCCTGTAACTAGAAATTTATTAAACTATGAAGGTGATCATATAATACAAGGTAGAAAAGGAAATTCAATTCGTTTTGGAACTACTGTAAGAATAGCTTCAAATAGAAATGAATGGTCTGATATTGGGGATGAAGGTTTTCCTATTACTATTATTTCTAATGGTCACAAATATGATAAGAATAAAGATTTTTATATCGAACAAATTAATGAAGATGCTTCTTCACTTTATTTAACATCTAATCAGATTATACCTTTAAAAGTAGAAGTTAAAGATCCTTTAAATCCAATTACTCTTCCTGAAAGTATAGGAGATTATTCAAATTCTCAAGCTATATTAACTGCTGGAAGAGTTGTATTAAATTCTAAATTTGATGAAGTAATGATATTTGCTTCTACCAATGTTGAAATTAGTACAAATAATTATATCAATTTAAATGGCGGAAGAGTTTATATTAATGTTAAAGGAGATGCTGTTCCTAAAGGTCCCAATCCTAAAATCATTCTAGGAACCCGTTTCGATAACACACCAGCATCTGAACCTTTACTATTAGGAGGTAAAACTGGTGACTTTTTATTGTCTTTAATATCAGCATTAGATGCTTTTGCACTTTCACTTACAGCAACATCTACAAATGCTAGTGGTAGTCCTTTAGCTAAAGTTCAAGGATCAGCTGAGGCTTTACAAGCCCAATTAAAGCCTCTTTATGATAAGATTGAAACTTTAAAATCAAATACAACCTTTACAATATAATGGCTGATTTACAATCAAACATATCATCTTTAGTTCCTAGTAATATAACAAATACGTTATCCCAAATCCAAAATCCACAATCTTTTGGAGAACAGTTATTGGACAATGCTAAAAAACAAGTTATAAATGCCGCGTTGGGAATTGTCCAAAAATTAAAAGATGAAATTCAAAAAACAATTTTAAGAAAAATTGAATTTGAAAAAAAACATATTCAAAAATTACTTGAACTATCTAAACAAAACATAGGTACAACAACATATGAATTTGGAAGAGTAATTGAAACCCCTCCTACTTTATCAGATGAAGAATATCAAGCTGCTGTTGCTTTAGAAAATTTTAGTTATGAAAAAGAAAAAGTAATAATTGATAAAAATTTAAAAGGTTTACAAGATAGATTACAAAAAATTTTACTAGATCCTTTTATTAAAATAAAAACAGACTATGTTCAATTTAAAGGAAAAGTAGCTGGAAAAAAATTAAATAGAGAAACTTTAAAACAGTTATATAAATCTGAAAAAGTTCAACAGCTATTAAAAAATGTATTTAAGGGTTTAGTACAAATAACAGCATCTTTATTAACAGGAGAATTAATTAAAGTTATAGCTAATAGTGCTGAACTTCAAGAATTAGTAGATAAAACAAATGAAATTATTGATAATGCAGTAACATTACCTCAATTAAACCAAGCTAGAATAGCTAGAAATGGAGCTATTAGTACTATAAATAGACAAGAAAATAGAATTAGAGCTATATTAAAAGTATTACAAACATTAAACGTTATATTAACAATATTTGGAGTATTAACTGCCATTTTAAATATAATCCCCGTACCATCTCCTCTTGGTATATTGGCAAAACCAGCAACTATTAAATGGGCTAATGCTAAAGAAATTCGTGACGGTATAGGTATAACAGTTTCTATATTAATACCAATGTTAACTTCTGCTATTGCTATATTAGAAGATTTAAAAAGACAATTACGTGAAATTAATCAAAAAATTGAAGATAAAACGTTAGATTTATTAGATGATAATGCATTGTTTGATTATATATCACAAATTACATTATCTAGCGAAAATCCAATATCTGATATTAATCGTAGATCGGATGAATCCGATAGTGAATATGCTAATAGATTACGTAACTCAACAACACTATTAAACCTACTAGCAAAACAAAACCCAGGAGTAAGCACAACTTCGTTACAAGATACTCTTGATAATTCCTCTTTATCGACATTAAATGGTCTTGTTAATAAGGTTCTTCCTATTAACAACAATAGTATAATTGGAAATTATAAAGGATTTACATTTGTTCTTAAAAAAGAAGATGATCCTAAATTTGTAGTTAAAGGAAATAAACGTCATTATGCTGTAGCCGTTAATACTAAAGGTTTAGAACAATTAAAAAGTGATTATTCATTTACATTAGACCCACAACAACTGATAAGTCAATTGAAATTACAAATTGATAATCAAAATTTACAAGGATAAAATATTTATAATTATGAACATTAAAGCATTTAAAAAATTAATCAAAGAAGCAGTAATTGATGCTATTCATGAAGAATTACCATATATTCTTGAAGAGCATATGGCTAAACAAGACAAAAAAGCATTACGTGAAGGCAAAGTAATGAATTTCACTAGTGCTAATGTACCAACAAACCCATTACCCGGGGGTGTACGTAGCCAATTAGCTGCTCAAATGGGTGAAGCATTTGGTTTCCAACCATCTACACCTAAATTAGAAGTAATTAACGCAGTGGATGAAAGTACAGGTGAACCTGTAAATCCATATTTAGCATTTATTAATGACGCTGCTAATAACATGACTGCTCAAGATAGATCAGGATTAAGAAATTTAGGATAATATGCCAATACCTCAAACGATACGAGTAAATCCGTTAGATTTACAGAAAAATATTGTAATTGGGGTATCATTACCTTTTAATGCTAAGGGCGTATTTAATAAAACATATAGTACTAAAGAACAAATTAAATCTAATTTAATTAATTTATTACTAACGGATAAAGGTGAAAGAATAATGAATCCTGAATTTGGTGCTGATTTAAGAAAATCATTATTTGATAATATAACAAGTGATAATAATGAATTATTAAGACTTAAAATAATAGATGCTATTAATATTTTTATTCCTGAAGTTGAATTAACAAATGTTGATATAGAGCCTAATATTGATTTTAATACTTTAAATGTAACCATAAGTTATAGACTACTTATTTCAAATACCCCCGATCAAGTAACTGTACAATTCCAATAATAATGACCCAAGATAAAAATATATCATACTTAAATAAAGATTTTAGTAATTTTAAAGATAATTTAATAAATTATGCTAAAACTTATTTTCCAACAGCATATAATGACTTTTCAGATGCTAATCCTGGAGCAATGTTTATTGAAATGGCTTCTTATGTAGGTGATGTAATGTCATTTTATATTGATAGCCAAGTTCAGGAAAACTACTTATTATACGCTAAGGAAAAAGAAAATTTGTATGCTATGGCTTATGTTTTAGGGTATCGTCCTAAAGCATCATATGCTTCATCAACAGTATTAGATATTTACCAAGTAATCCCATCTACAGTCATAAATAACAATGCAGTACCTGATACTAATTATGGCTTAATAGTACCAGCTAACACACCAGTCACGTCTACTTCTACTGGAACTAAATTTTTAACAACACAACAAATAGATTTTACTGATATAAGTGATGCTACTGTATCGTTTTATGTTGATGAAGATTTAGGAAATTCATTCTTAGTTAAAAAATCAGTACCAGCTATATCAGCGGAAATTAAATCAACTACTTTTAGTTTTGGTAATCCAACTAAATTTTCTACTGTTAATATTGCTGATACTAATATTTTACAAATTTTAGATGTGACTGATAGTGATGGTAACTTGTGGTATGAAGTTCCTTATTTAGCTCAATCTACAATTTACGATAAATTATCTAACCCAACATATAATTCTGATCAAGTTCCTTATTTATTAAAATTAAAACGTGCTCCACGTAGATTTGTTTCAAGATTATTATCTGATAATAGCTTACAATTAGAATTTGGTGCTGGTGTTTCTAATAAATCTGATAATAATATTATTCCTACTCCTGATAATATCCAATTAGGATTAGTACCAGGTATATCTAATTTATTAGACAATTATAATCAAACATCTATTTTTTATACTCAAGAATATGGTTTAGCACCATCAAATACAACTCTAACAGTAAGATATTTAACAGGAGGTGGTATTCAATCAAATGTACCTGTCAATGATTTAACCAATATAGATATATCATTGGCTTATTTTAAATCAGGTATTAATGATAATCTTGTTAAAAATAAAGTAGTATCTACAAACCCAAACCCATCTTCAGGTGGTAGAAGTGCTGATGAAACAGAAGAAATTAGAAATAATGCTTTATATGCTCATTCATCTCAATTACGTGCTGTAACTAAAAATGATTATATTGTAAGAGCATTATCACTTCCATCAGATTATGGTAGTATTTCTAAAGTATATGTTAGTCAAGATTTAAGTGTTAACCCCCAATCTACAACTGCACCAACAGCAGTTTCTAATCCATTAGCATTAGATATGTATGTTTTAGCTTATAATTCAAATAAACAATTAACTCAAGCAACAACAACATTAAAAGAAAATCTGGCTATATATTTAAACGAATATAGAATGGTTACTGATGCTATTAATATTAAAGATGCTTTTTATATCAATATAGGAGTTAATTTTGATATTACTATAGTAGGAGGATTTAATAATCAACTTGTATTACAAGATTGTGCTAATGCTCTAAAAAATTATTTCAATACAGATAACTGGCAAATAAATCAACCAATTATACTATCAGAAATTATGATTACTCTTTTACAAACAAAAGGCGTTCAATCTGTAGTTAAATTAGAAATAATAAATAAACAAGATATTACAGGAATTACTTATTCAACTTTAGGATATGACATTTCGGGTGCTACTAGAAATGGTAATATATACCCTTCAGCAGATCCTTCAATATTTGAAGTAAGGTATCCTGATACTGATATTCAAGGTAGAGTTGTTACTTATTAAAAATTAAATATATGAATTTACAAAAATTAAAAGGACATGTTCCTGATAAAGTTATTGAACAGATTCCAGCTGTAATGGAAAAATTTCAAATCAATACTCCATTACGTTTAGCTCATTTCTTAGCTCAATGTGGTCACGAATCAGGTGGTTTTCGTTTAACAAAAGAAAATTTAAATTACAGTGCAAAAGGTTTAATGGGTATATTTAAAAAATACTTCCCAAATGAAGCCCTAGCTAAACAATACGAACGCAAACCTGAAAAAATTGCCAATAAAGTATATGGTGGTAGAATGGGCAATGGTCCCGAAGCAACAGGTGATGGTGCTAAATTTTGTGGTCGTGGTTATATCCAATTAACTGGAAAAGATAACTATACAGCATTTGGTAAATCAATTAATGAAGATATGACAGTTAATCCTCAAGCAGTTGCTGACAAATACGCATTATTATCCGCAGCATGGTTCTTTAATAAAAATGGTTTACACAAATTAGCAGATGGTGGTGCAACTGATGCAGTTGTTACGTCTATCACTAAACGTGTTAACGGTGGTACAATTGGTTTAGCTGATCGTATCAAACATTTTAAAGAATATCACGCACTATTAGCATAAAATAGTTTGGTAGTTAACATATTTATATGTAGTAATTACTAACTATGGCAATCTATAAAATATTCCCTGAAAAGAGTGCTACTTTATATTCATTCTACCCTACAGTTAATACCGGGTTAGATGAAATATTAGAGATTAGCACTTTTTATTCAATTGATGGTACTGATGAAGTGTCACGTTCCATTATTAAATTCCCTTCTGCTCAAATAAGCGATATACTTGCTAATAAAGTAGGTAATAATAACTTTGACGTATATTTAAAGTTATATTTAGCTAACGCTTCATCCATACCTTTAAACTATACTTTACTAGCACATCCACTAGCTTCTGATTGGAATATGGGTACTGGTAGATTAGGTAATTCACCTATCACCGTTGATGGTGTAAGTTGGAAATATAAAGATCAAGATAGTGGTAGCGTTTGGTTTACTAATAGTTCTTTCCCTAGTGGAACAACAGGTTCTTTTAGAAGTGGAAGTAGTGCTGTTGTTGGTGGTGGGTTATGGTATACTGGGTCTCAATATGCTGCTTCTCAATCCTTTACAAATTCAACTTCTAAGGATATTGAATTAAAAGTAACTAATACTGTTAGTGCTTCATATATCAATATCTTACCTAATTATGGTTTTATTTTAAAACATTCTTCATCTATAGAGTTTACATCAGCTTCTAAATTTGAAACAAAATACTTTTCAGGCAATACCCATACAATTTATCCACCATGTTTAGAAATAAGATGGAATGATTCAAGATATACAGGTTCAATAGCTATAGTTAGTTCAAGTTTATTTACAGTTACTTTAGGTAATAATAAAAGCGAATACCAACAAGACTCAGTTCAACGTTTTAGAGTAAATGTTAGAGATCAATTTCCAACAAGAAGATTTCAAACAACTTCACTTTATTTAGATAATAAAGCTTTACCTACTTCTTCATATTGGTCAATAAAGGACTTGGATACTGAAGAAATTGTCGTAGATTACGACACAACCTATACTAAAATTAGCTATGATGCTAGTGGTAGTTATTTTGATGTTTATATGAATGGATTAGAACCTGAACGTTACTACAAGTTGTTGTTTAAAACAGAGCTTTTAGATGGTGAAACAGTTATATCTGATAATAATTACTATTTTAAAGTTATAAGATAATGTCTCGTATACTCTTAGAGAAAACAGTATTTGATAAAGATGCTTTTGATAAAGTAATTAATAGACAATTTAGTCAATTACCCCCTGCCGTTCAAGTAGATGCACAGGATGCCGCTCCACCATCTTTTACAATAGAAGATTTTTTAGCACTGTTTGATTCTTTGTATCCTTTTCTAACAGAAGATATTTTAAGACAGTTGTTAGAAAGAATAGCAGGTACTTTAAATGTAAGAATAGATGATACAGATATTCAAGCATTATTAGATGAAATAACTTCATTAAGACAACAATTAGTAGAAATACAAACCACAGTGAACGCTGGAAGACAGTTTTCTACTCAACAGTAAATAAATAATGGCAGATAATATTAAAATAGTAGGTAGTATTCTAAGTACAAGTCAAGTTTCACGCTATGAAACAGATGACTTAAGGTTAATTACTTCTTTAAATATTAAAAAGAATTTTGATCCTTTTAATGATTATATAGAATATTATGTTTATGATATTACAAGTAATCCTTTAGAAGATAATTACAATTATCGTAGTTTTAAACTACCACAAGATGATTCTTTAAATCCTGGGGCAACTTCAGATTTAAATATTAATAATCAAACTGCTACAGGAGCTCAAGTAGGTACTGTATCTAATTTAAGTACAACGTCTTCAACATATCCTATTATTGAAATTGATCCTGTACAAGACTTACAAAATTTAGGCTATTCATCAGGTGAATTTAAGGTTCAATATAATATATTTAGAAATAAAATTTCAAGTTATCCATCAGCAGAATTATTCATTAAAGAAATATCTCCTGATAGAACAGAACTTAGAGTTGGATCTGTTGTTTTAACTAATGATCAAATTGAAACAGGTTCTCTTACTTTAATTGAAGCTTATACTACATCTTCTATTTTTGATCCATTCCTTTTAAATTTTGGAAACAATATACAAGAACTTGTTACTAATGTTGTGTTAAATAGAGTTGATACTGGGTATGAAATATTATTTAAATTATATAATACTTTAGATGATTCTATTGTTGAAAAATCATCATTATGGGTTGTAGAAGAAATTTCAACACCCTATGTTTTTGATATTAATCTTGATGCTATATTATCTGCACCAACAGGTAGTACATTAAGAGGACCTAACTTTAGTAATCTATCAAGATTTGGTTTAAATTCAACTGATGGGCCTTATGAAAATCAGTTTGCAAATGATCAAGAAGGATTATTTAAACTAAATAATTCTCAAAGTATTGATATTAATATAAACTATAGTGGTAATGGAAGTGGAGAAAGTGGATTTGGTAGTTTTGTAACATTTGGATCTGCTTTCTTACGTGTACATAATTTTTATACTAAGGTTCAACAAATTGAAAACTATAATAATCTTATAGCTCAATATCCAACTTATAACTTAATAAGCGGCAGTTTTTCAGGTAGTTTTTCTAGTAGTTTACAATCAGAAATAAACACATTATCTTCTAGTATTAATAATATTATTTCAAATTTTGATGGATTTGAAAATTACTTATATTTTGAATCAGGTAGTTTAGTATCAACAGATAGATATGGTATTACTCCTTTCCCAAAATCAGGTAGTTTTAAACCATATGCTTTAATGTCTACTACATCATCAGCAGTAGGTGTTTGGTATGCCTCATCATCATTAAAGGCTGAAGATTATGATTTAGATAATGTTGATTACTTTAAATACTCAGTACCTGGATATGTAGTAGATGATCCTGATAATGCAAACTATGTGACCTTCTTAAATATGATGGGTCAATTTTTTGATAACATTTGGATTTATATTAAAACAATTCCAGAAGTAAATTTAGCTAATAATAATTTAGAGATTGGTATTTCTAAAGATCTTGTATACAATATGTTACAATCTTTAGGAGTAAGTGTATTTAATAGCTTTGGTAACCAAAGTGTAGCTAATTACTTATTAGGTGCTAATACAGGTAGTGCATCATATAATGGTTATTTAACTGATTTTTCTGCTACAGGTAGTTACATAAATAATATATCTAAAAAAGATATTTTAGCAGAATCATATAAACGTATTTACCATAACTTACCTTTATTATTACAACGTAAAGGTACAGTTGCTGGTTTAAGAACATTACTTTCTACATTTGGTATCCCAAACCAAGACTCATACACAATAATTTCAGGTTCATTTAGTTCTTCCTATTACACTCCAACAGGTAGTATTGTTACTAGTAGTATATTAAATGTAAAAGAATTTGGTGGTTCTACAACTGAAGGATTATTAGCAGGATATAATAATGATAAAGTTAGAATTGTTGATAATGTTACTGCAAGTGTAGCTGGTACTTTTGGAGGTGTTTTATCACCGTATACAAGTATTTTACAGTATACAACTGCATCATCCAATTTTAGAACAGCAGATGAACATTATGTTGATATATCATTCTCACCTCAAACACAAATAGATACTTATGCTTCTAAATCTATTGCTTCTGTTAATAGTGGTTGGTCAATAGATGATTATATAGGTAATCCTCAACAATTATATAGTGGATCATACAAGGATTTAGACGCTCAACGAAAAATATACTTTGTTGATGGTACTGGTTCATATTCTGGATTTACAAGCTCATTGATGGATTATAACGGATTTATTCGTTTAATTCAGTTCTTTGATAATT